TGTTTTACCCGACATGCGACGTGCGTGATAGCTCCAATTGTAGTATGCTATTGGTGCCACGTGTGGGAGATGCACTAGAAGCACACATGGGTGTGCTAGATCAGCCAGATGTTATAGGAGATTCCAAAACAGAAACACGCGAACAGCAATTTATGTTTGCAGATGATAGGGAAGGTCACAAAGTGATTATTCCATCAGCTGTGGACGATGTTCGATCAATCCGCGATGAAAAATTCGCTCGTTTTGAGAATTTCTTTGAGAGACCTCTAAAACTTAATGCTTATAAGTGGCAAGTTGGAGGTACATTGTTTGCTGATATAAACCCATGGGACGATTATCTTGAGCACCCGGTTATTGTGAATCGTGTCAACAATTTTAAATTGTTGCGAGGAACGTTATGTTTCAAGATAGTCGTAAGTGGCACACCATTTCATTATGGTCGTGCCATTGCTTGTTATCAACCTTTGCATAGATATGACACAGTGTCTGATTTTAATACATTGACGCAGGAGCCATTAGTGCGTATGACAAGCTTACCTAAGGTATTTATAGATCCTTCAGATTCTTCTGGTGGTTATATGGAGTTGCCATTCTTTTATCATCGTGATTATGTGAATATCACGAAGAGAGAGTGGATAAATTTGGGTAATATATTTTTGCGCACATTGAATCCTTTGAAACATGCAAATGGTGCTAACAATGATGTTACAGTCACTACGTTTGCATGGATGAAGGACGTTGAATTGGCGGCTGCGACAAGTATTGATAGTACTGCTTTGCAGCCACAGATGGGAGAAATAGATGAAGCCAATTCAGGCGGTGTCATTTCTGGTCCAGCCACTAAAGTGGCTGGTGTTGCAGCGAAATTGGGAACTGTACCATATCTGGCACCTTATGCCAATGCAACAGAGATGGCAGCAAAGGGTGTAGCTGGTATGGCTAAGCTTTTTGGCATGAGTAGGCCTCCGCAAACTAAGAATGTGGAGCCTTATAAGCCAGAGGCCGTATCTTCTATGGCCTTAACTACTGTGCCAGATAGGTCTGCAAAGTTAACAGTTGATGACAAGCAAGAGATGTCTATAGATCCACGTATTAGTGGTACATCTAGTAATGTCGACCCTCTTTCCATACAGAATATTGTAAGTCATGAATCTTGGTTTGATACATTTACATGGGCTGTTGGAGATAACACAGAGACGTTTTTATGGAATTGTCGTGTTAATCCTATGATTTGGAGGGAAGGTGCAGGTGGTACTATTTATTTGACATCTTTGGCTTATGCTGCGTTGCCATTTAATTCTTGGTCAGGCTCAATAGAGTTTAGGGTGCAGGTAGTGTGTTCTAAAATGCATAACGGTAAGCTAAGGATTAATTATGATCCTAATTACAATTCTGTTGTTGCTGGAGATGCTACCTTGAGTCAGTATTTGACATCTTATTCGAAGATTATTGACTTGAGGCATTCTAATGATTGCACTATTTCCATTCCTATGAATCAAGTCCAGACATTTATGGAAATGCCAGCGCCTGGATTAGATGCTGTCACAGAAGTT